CCGCCGACGACCGACGCCACCCCGGCCGCGACGACCCCGATCAGCACGACCCGGATGGCTTCACGCACCCATTGGCTCGTCTGGGAGTTCTCGGGCTGCTGCTGCTCGAGCTGATGCACGCGCCCGTAGAGCGCGCCGATGTCTTTGTTCGCCCGTTCGAGACCAGACGACATGGCGAGCTGGCGCTCTTCGAGCCGCGCGATCGTCTCCATGGCATCGGCGATCTTGCGCGTGGAGTCCTTGATCTCGCCGACGTTGCTGCCGATCTGCTCGACCGCCTGCTCCAGAAGCGCGATGCGGGTCTCGTTACTCGGTTCTGCCATGCGTGCCCCTTGAACCGTGCTGGAAAAAGAACGGGGCGCCGAAGCGCCCCAAAAACCACCTCTACTAGGAGGAGTAGAGTCTGTTACTGCGTCGCCGTGCGCCGCGCGACCACGACCACGGTCAGGCTCGTCGTGCCGTCTCCGGCCGTCACCTGCGGGCGCTGCAATTCGTGCACCTCCGACACCGCCTCGATGTTGGCCGCAGTCAGGTTGATATCGTTGCCCTGGGGATCGGTCGCGGCGTCGTAGGTCGTGCCGCCGTCGTTCGAGCCCTCGAACCGCAGGTTCCCACCGACGCCGAAGGTGCCCTTGACCTGCACCGAGCGGTCGACGTAGTCGGGCCACTTGATCGGCACACCCACGTCGCCGTTCGCCATGTTGGCGTAGGTGAACTTCACCATATTTCCGTCGTTCGAGCGCTCTACCGTTGGGGTGATCGTCGCCATGTCGTACCTCGTTGTTTAACGTCGCCCGCGCCGACGGGCGCGAAGCAACCAGTTGGAGACTGCGGCCGCCATCGCTCCGGTAACATCCAACGCTCGGCCGATTAATCCGAAGGCCGCCGTACTGAGATGGATCCACAGCGCCGTCTGGATCGCCTGACCGGCGAATGCAAACGCAGCCGCAGTGAGTGCGATCAGCGTGTTCGACCCAACGGTAAGCGCGTAGGCGACGAAGTTAAACGCCGCCGCCGTGAGCCCGACCGTGGTCTTGGGCTGGACCACCTGCGCGGTGAAACCGAATGAGGGCGTTGTCAGAGCCATTGCGAGGCGCGGCTGGATCGCCTGCGGCGAGAAGCCGAAGCTCGCCGCCAGGAGCTCGATCGTCGTGGCGCCCCCGCCAGCCACAAACGGAAACAAAATCGGTGCCGCACCCCACGACACCGGCGGCGGGTCCTCGTCGCTGAGAACGCCGTTCTCAGTCCAATTGTACCCGTTGCCCGAGTAATCGCGCGTCCGCTCGCCTGACCCAGGGAATACGGGGAACCACGCGTGCAGGTTATCCAGCTTGCGCGGCAGGATCGTCAACGCCTCCCGCAACAATTCCGCGTCGGTCAGCGCCGTCGACCATTCCTTAATCCCACAATAGCGGCCATTCGCCGAGTAACCGCCCAGATCGTTGATGAACATATTAGAGATAGCGGCGCGCGAGCCGACATTTGTCGTGATTGTGCTGCTCTTGGTGAGAACGCCCGTGGAAAGCGGAATCACGAACGCATCGAACGCGGTTGCGCTTGCCCGCCGAGTCCCGAGGAAATACCAGCTACCGACAGAAAGGGTCGCGATGCCTTCGGCGGCGCCGCCGCCGCCGCCGACGTAAGCCTCGGCGCGAAACGTTGTACCATCGCTACTTAGCCCGCAGTGGTCATAATTCGTGAATGAGCCTGGATTTTGCTCCGAGATGAGCAAGTGGCCCCAGTCGTTCAAATCCACGGACATATAGAAAAAACACGCGCGTGTGTAGGCCGCGTTGTAGTTGAGCAGCCCGATCGTGCGGCTGAGATACTCTCCACGCTCGAGCCGTATCGCCACGGTAAATCCTTATGCCGCGTCGCGCAGTTCAACCGCCAACACCTCGCAATCCCCCGATGCGGTATCCGCCGCATCCGCGACATCGCGCGCGAGCCGCAACCGGAAGTAATCGCCCGCCGCAATGGCATCGGCGTTGGTCAGCGTGATACTGATCTGATCGATGTACCCGGCGGTGCCCGGCACGGCCGCGACACTGCCTCCGTTCACGGCGTCGAACGACTCCGCGGCGTCGAGATCGAGCGCGTCGCCGTCGCTCACGGCCTCAAGCGACACATCGAACGCGACGCCGCCAGTGGTGGCGCTCGCCATCTTGTAGGTAATGACGGCGGTAAGCGTGCCGGACAACCCCTGCGGCGCGACGCCGCTCCACTGGCACGACTCCTGCGTCGTCGCGTCGAACGCGAGCACCGGGCGGCGCTGTGCGTCGACCTTGAGCTGCGGAAAGTTGGATGCAGAAAACTCGGCCGAGAACGGCGTGAAGATCGCGCGCGTCGCCATCCTATACCCCCTGGAGATAGCGGCGCTGGATCACGTACTGCATCGCGAGCGCCTTCTCTCGCGTCGTGAACGTCCCGCGCTGCGGCTGCTGGATCGCGCCGTTGATGTTCGCGGCGTTCTGATCGAGATAGCTATCAAGCGCGTCGATCAGCACCCGCCAGTCGCTTTTGCGCGCGGCGGTCGATTCGCGATTCGCGGAGATCTCGCGCTGGATCTCGGCCGCCAACTCGCCCCGGTCCTGGGTAGCTAGGAGAGTCATGGTCTACCGCGCGCTCGTGTAGAGCCCGCTCGCGTTGATCGCGACCGAGAAGTCACCGGCCACGTTGCCGGCATCCGCGCCGAAATCGTTGCTGTAGCCGATGAGTTCATCGGCCGAGGCCGCGCCGCCGCGGGCGATGTAGAAGATCGCCCGACGCGCATTCGCGAAGCCGGTTCCGCTCTGCAGCCACGTCGCCGGGTCGGCGAAGTCGACGGTCACGTTGCCGGCGCCGTCCAGGGTGATCACGGGCGTCGCGCAGGTGTTGCCGCCCGCCGTGTAGTTCGTGCCCGCGACCTCGTTCGCGCCGAGGTCGCTGCGGAAGCCGTGGGTGTTCTGGTTCGGGACGTAGGTCCCCGTCACTAGCATGCACTTGACCGTGAGCGCCGACAGGTCCACGGCGCCCTGGCCGCTTGCCTGCTTTTTACGAAAGTTGTCGTACAAGTTGAGCGTGGCCACGGGTTAGCCTCCGATCTTCGCTAGGAGCGCAAGTGCGGCCGCCTCGTCGTACGGCACCTCGTGGCCGTGCGCGGCGATCATCGCCTGATGGCGCAGGATCTCGCTCGCAACCTCGTGGCGCCGGTCTCCGTGGTCTCGGCACCGGCAGAGGCGCGACAGCCGCCCGACCGCGCGCCGGAGCGCCTCCGGGGATGACGGGGTCACCGCGACCGGCTGTGGAGTGAGCGCGACGGGGGTCGCGGTGCGGAATAGCGTCTTGAACCAGTCTAACATCGCCGTCTCCTATCTTTGGAATGCCTCTCCGGGTGCGGCTCTACCGGCCGGCTCCGAAGGCGGCGCCAGCGCCTCGGTCGTCGCTTGGTTCGCGGAGAGATCACGTTGCGTGCGCAATTTCATCGCGACCGCCGCCAGATTCGCCTTGATCTGCTCGCGTGTCAGGTTCGAGGTACCCATCGAATCGAGTTCGGCGAGCGCGTACTCCAGCATACGATCCTTGGCGTTCTCGTTGGCCTGGAAGCGCTGCTCCATCTGCGCGAGTTGCATCTCCACTTGCGCGCGGAGCTGCGCGACCGCGATGCGCGGATCCGGTGGCACCTGCGACATCTGCTGCTCGATCTGCTGCTGCTCCTCCTCGGTGTACTGGAAGTCCTTCGGGTCGAGGCGCTGGGAGCGGCAGTAGGCCGCGAACCACTTCTTCGGGTTGATGCCGAAGGCCGGGTCTTTGACGATCGGGCCCATCTGCACCACGGCCTGGTTCTGGATGTCGCGCTCGACGAGAGCGGTCGATCCCCGTGCCTTGACCTGGAAGTCGCCCTTCTCCTCGTCCTCGCCGTACTGCATCAGCCAGACGTAGTAGCGCCGGACATGGGGCTCCGTGATCCGGTCGTCGAACAGCTTCGCGAGCCTCCGCAGCACCGCGTTGGAGTTGTTGGTAAGCATCTGCATGCCGCCGAGCGTGTCCGGCGCCTTGCCCATCTGGCCCTGCATCAAGAGCGGCAGGCCGGTCACGTCCTCGGCGATCTTGAGCGCGAACTCGATGATCGACATCAACTCTGCCTGGCGTGAGTCGATGTTGAAGACCCCGAAGGCTTCTCTCACGTCCCTGATCGTGGCCTCGGCGTCGATGTACCAGAGCTTGCGTGGCGTGATCCTCGGGCTGCCGTCGGCGGGCTCGACGACGCCGAGCCTGACGACGATCTGCGGTCCGGCAGAGAGCCCGGCGTTGTCCATCATGTTGCGGACCGAGGCGTTCAGGATCCGCTGCGGTGTCCGGATCTGGCGCGCTACCCCGATGCCGGCCCACTTCCCGGCCTGCGGCTGCCAGGCCATGACGTCGTAGGGGAAGCCGCCGCTGTCGAGGTGATGGATCGCGCCCTTGATCGCACGGCTGTTCACCATGGTGACGACCGCGAACACGGGCTTTTGGGTGGCGCTTGCCGTCCCGTCCTCCTCGCACGGCACCCCGAGTGCCTCCAAGTCGTCGCGCTCAAGCATCCCGGTGTAGTACCAGACCTCGAAGCGGTCATTGGGGTCGATCTCCGTCATGCCCTGGGGCAGCGTCGCCTCGCCCAGCGTGACCTGCGGGCCCTCCTCCAGGCACTTGTCGATCTGCGCGCGGATGTATTCCGGCTGCTCGCGCAGGTCCATGAGCGTGCGCCGCGACAGGTAGTCGCGCTCAAAGACGTGCGAGCCGTTCTGGATGTTCTCGCCGCAGTCGGCGGCCGGGAAGAAGTTGAATGGGTCGATGCGCCGGCTGACCGGCTTGATCTCGGTCTTCTCGACCAGCGCGAGCCCTTCGGGCGTGGTCAGGACGACGTTGGTCTTGCGCAACTCCGGGATCGGGCCCTTGAGCACCCCGGTCCCGAGCTTCGCGGCGTCGTCGATGACCCTGCGGGCCTCGGCGTGGTACTGGCACTCGACGTGCCAGTCTTCGATGCGCTTCTGCGCCTTTTTGGCGCGCTCCTTGGCGTCCTCGATCTTTAGCCTCGCTGCGGCCATCTTGGCTGGCATGAGCTCGGCCATCTGCTCGGCGGTCGGCGCCTCCTTAAGCAGCGCAACCTTGAGCGATAGGCTCAGCTTCCCGGAGGCGAGGTCCATCATCTCCGGGATCGGCGTCTCCTCGAGCGCGTAGGCCCGGTCGTCCGTCGGCATCAGCATGTCGCCCATGCGCGCGGCGGCGGCGTCGCAGTACGGGCGCGTGATGTTCACGAACACCGTCGAACGGGGCTCGTCGCTCTTGGCCCGTGGCTCGGTCTGTCCCGGCGGCTTGCTGCGCCAGGCGTGTTGCTCGCCGCGGTTGGCGTCGTCGATGCCCTCGTAGAACTCCAGGTCCTCAAGCCACTGCTGGTCGATGCCGAGCGCCTCGCGGGCCTGGATCGCATCCTTGCGCTTTTTGGCCAGCGATTCGCCGAGGGCGTTCAGCCTAGCGATGCGGTCCTCCTGCGCGCGCGCAGCGGCCTCCTGCACGTCGAGCGCGTCGACGCCGGGGTCGAGCTGGCTCGGCGTGCCCTGCTCGTAGGGGATCTGGTGCATGGCGGTCTCGGACGTCCTCGGTTACGGGCTCAGTCGCGGTACGGGAAGGCCAGAACGCCAGGGTCGTTGCCCTTCTCCGCGCACTCGGCGAGATAGGTGTCCTTCTCCGCGCGCGTCTGGAAGAACCTGACCGACGTGAAGCCGACGGCGAACTTGATCTCGGCGTTCGGTTGCTCGTCCGTGCCCTTCTCGACGGTCACGCCGTTATCCGGGAACACGGTCAGGTTGACCATGTTCGGATTGAACGCGTGCGTCACGATCGCCGGATGCTCGTCGCTGCCGTTCGCCTCCAGCCCCTTGAAACAAACGATCCTGCCTTGTGAAGGTGTCATGCTCTGCCTCGTGTTGGGTTGTTGTGGTACTTCTGCCGGACTTTGAGCGCCCTCCGGCAATGGGCGCACTTCTCGTAGTTCCCGGGCCCGTACATCCAGCGGACGTCGGACGCGACGCCACACAGACTCTTGGCCTTGGCGAAGTCCTGGCGGACGAAGTAGTGAACGCGCTCCTGGCTCGTGCCCATGACGTCGCGGGCCCAGCCCTCGCGGAAGTTCTCGTACTGGCCGCCGCTGTTCTTGGTCTCTGGCGGAACCGGGCGACCGAGGCAGCGCTCGAGCGCCTCGCGGCACTCCGCGAAGGTGTGCTTCTCGCGCTGCTTATTCATGTACGCACGGATCAAGTCTGACGGTCTTGCCAGCGAGCGCGTGCGTGCAGTCGCTCAGGAACCGGATCTCGCCATCGGTCACGAACGAATGGCAGCGCTCGCACTGAAACGGCGCCGGCGCGTCCGGGTGCTCTGCGTTGTACGTGCACCAGCAGTTATCGCCCTGCTTGAACTGCGGCGTGTGGTGGCCGGACGTCACCAGCACGCTCGGATGGAACGTCGGACGGTCGTAGTTGCCGTTGAACTTCCAAGCTTGGCCGACAACGTGCATCTCGTTGCAGCCCGGGCACCAGAAGCCGAGGTTTCCGCCTTCGATGGTGCGAAGGACGCCACGCGCCGCCATCTAACCGACCCCGGTCGCGCCCGGTGCGGCGCGCGGCGTGTCGAACTCCGGCGGCTCCCGGTCGGTGAACTTGATGTAGTGCGGCTCGATCACGGCCACGTTGCCGCTCGCGAACTCGACCACGGCGCGCATCTGCCCGTCGTCGGTCGTCCAGCCGTGGAACGTGCCGCGCTGGCCGCCCAGGCTGATAACCTGCACCGGGCGCGGTGCGGTTTCGTTTTCCATCGCGGTCCTCCGCTTGATGATGTGGCAGCACAGCCGCTCGACCGTGACGGCGTGCGGCAGCTCGCCGGTCAGCAGGCCCTCGCGCACGTCGACGGCCAGCGCCAGCGCATCGGCATCCGTGAGTACGTCGTTGCTCAGGTCGGGGACGCGCATCACGCGAAGCAGGTCTTTTTCATGACACAAACCCCAGCAGCAGCGGCACCGCTACACCAATCACGAACAGGTACCCCATGCTCGGATCGAGCGCCACGAACGGCGCCGCCTTGGGCGGCTTCTTCTTCTGCTTCACCGGGATCGCGAACGTCAGCGCCAGGCTGTCGCCCCGGTCCGGGCTCTTGATCCCGCGCGCCTTCATCTGGTGCTTGTCCTCGAGCAGCAACTCGCCGCCGCGCTGCG